CTACCTTTCTTTTGAGGAAACGAAGATACCCGTATTTAAAGAAGTGAGGGGTAAGGATTGGATATTCTACGGAAATAATAACCTTTACCCTAATGAGTTGATTGACTTATTTAGCCGTTCAACTACTCACAACACTATTGTAAATTCAAAGAGTGAATACATATCAGGTCAGGGCTTACGTTCTAAGTCATTGAATGTATCAGAGCGTATGGCTTTTGATATTTTCAATAATACTTTTACATCAGGAACAGTAGATAGTTTATTTGCAAAAGTAGCGTTAGATAATGAGTTGTTTAATGGCTTTGCTTTACAAATGATACCAACTAAAAAAGGCGGGTGGACTGCGTATCACGTTTCCTTTTCGCGTATCAGGGCGAATGAAGACAGAACTACTTTTTACTATTCTGAAGATTGGACAAAGTACAGACAGGATGCAGAAGATACAGGCTTTAAAGAATACCCTGCATTTGATAAAGATAAAAAGAAAGAAAGTATTTTATACTTTGTAAACTACCGCCCTAAGAACGGAATGGATACATACCCAACTCCAAACTATTTACCTGCTACTCCTTACATAGAATGTGATTATCAAATAGCGAACTTTCACGTAAACAATTTACGTAACGGGTTCACAGGGTCAACTATAATCAATTTCTTTAACGGAGAGCCAACACCCGAAGAACAGAAGAAGATTGAACAAAAGTTAAAAAGAAAGTTTAGCGGAACAGATAATGCAGGCGGTGTGATATTGGTATTTTCAGATAGTAAATCAAAAGAGCCTTTAATCACAAACATACAGCCGTCCGACTTTGACAAACAATTCGACATACTTAATAAGACAGTTGAAAGCAAAATCTTTATAGCGCACAGCGTTACTTCACCCGCTTTAATGGGTGTTATGACAGGCGCAAGTATGAACCAAAACAAAGACGAGTTAAAAGATGCCTTTGCAATGTTTAACGAAACATACATCACTACCCGCAGGAATAAGATTTTAGCGGTGTTTAATGACTTTGCTCAAATGTATGGAGTTGCTCAGGGATTGGAAGTAAAAGATTACAACCCGTTTAAATTCACTTTATCGGATGCTGACGTTTCACTTGTATTAACACCAGAAGAAAAGCGCAAATGGATTAGTGAAAATCTTTCAGTTGCTTTAATTAATAATTCAGTACCACCAACTCAAATGAGTACGCACGTAGAATGCGCTCACGACTTTGCAGAAGCTGACGAAGATAGTGTGTTACAAGTCTTTTCTGAATACGGAGTGCCGGCTGATAACTATTCATTTATTAGGACAAAATTTGTCCACAAGCGCAGACCTATTAAATTCGAGGACGTTGTAACGGTAGAAATATCCAAAGAGGACGGAAAGGTTTTAAGTGCAATTAAGGGAAACCCTAAAGGCGGAATAAACGAAATTGCAGACGCGGTAAAATTACCAAGCGAAACGGTTTTAGAAATTGTAAATAAATTGCAAGAGGATGGTTTACTTGAAACGGACGGAACGAATTACAAGGTAACATCAGCCGGAACAAAGACCTTAAAACAAAACAACGTTTTAAAGATTAAGTCAATGTATCAATACGCTTTAAGTCCTTACGCTCCGCCTTTAGTAGCAGGTGGCGAGAGTAGAAAGTTCTGCGAGAAGCTGATGGATTTAAAGAAACTTTACACCCGCAACGAACTTAGTCAAATATCGCAGCGTGTTTACGGGGATGAAAATTCAGTGTGGATAAGGCGCGGTGGTTTTTACCGTAATCCAAACTCAGGCGAAACGACACCTTTCTGCCGTCACGTATGGGCTTTAGTAACCGTAATAGAGAAATAACATGGCAGCAACTAACGTATATTTTATTTCAGAAACCCAACTAAAAGAGGGCAGTATCATTGACGAGAATGTGGATATGAAGGCTTTGAAGCCTATGATATTAATTGCACAGGATCAACGAATACAGCCTATAATTGGAAGCGGTTTATATGCTCAATTAAAAACACAAATACAAGCCGGTACTTTAACTGCTTTGAATACTACTTTACTTGATACCTATGTAACACCTGCTTTAAAAATGTGGGTAGTCTATGAGTTTACAATCCCTAATACATACAAGTACAGGAATAAGAACGTAGGAAAACAGTCAGGCGAAAATAACGAAGCTGCGGACTTAGATAGTCTTATGAGGTTAATGGATTATTGGAAGGATAAGGCGGAATGGTATTCAGAAAGAGTTACGAAATACTTGAGTGAAAATGATAGTTCTTATCCGTTGTATTCTAATCCGGGTGACGGCATTGATACTATTAACCCAAACGGCAGCAACTATACTACAAATATTTATTTAGGTGGTGAGGGCGGTTGCTGTAATGAGGAATTTTTACCTGATAATGGTTACACCTATTTGATATGAGTTTAACGCAACCATATACATATAATCAGGTAGTTCAGTTACTTAGTGACATTGCTGCTAATCACTATCAGATACATTCGTTTGTAGATGGTGACTTGTGGGAGGTTATGGAAAGTAATCAGGCTACGCATAAAAAGTTTCCTTTGCTTTGGGTTCGCCCTTTGTCAGCAAATTTAGAGTTTCCTTTTGAAACGGTGCGAATGGGTATCGCAGTAATGGATTTAGTGAATACAGATGAAAGCAATGAGAATGAAGTATTGAGTGATACTTTAACAATCCTTTCGGACATAAAATCTATTTTAGATACACCAAGCTACGCAAATACTTTTATTGTTTCTAAGTCCGCTTCGCTTACACCATTTACGGAACGCTTCAGCGCAAAGGTTACAGGTTGGGCTATGGAATTAGATGTTAAAATTCAATGGCTTGGTGATAGGTGCGCTATTCCTATTTCATCTGCGCCAACAGTAAACAATCTCTGTAAGCCGGTATATATTTACAACGATGCGGGGGCTTTAATAGCAACCGTACCAAGTGGCGGAACGTATACAGATAGTTCTATTTGCGCTGCTGCAACAGTCCGCAATTCAGATAGCACCTATTCCACAACAGTAGCAAGCGGGGCAACATTGGTATTAGCAGACACTACCTACAATTTTTATATCAATGGAGTATTAGACCAGACGGCAACGGTGGCATCAATGGTAAATCAAACATTTAATATTCAATAGGAATGCCAACTACAACGATAAATCTAACAGGGCAAGCACTAAGCAAGACAGACGATACCAACGTAACGCTTTTACTTGGAGGCACACCATTAACAGCACTTTTAAAAGCTACATCAATCGCGGTTGGTTGGACGGGGCAACTTGCGCCATCACGGGGTGGAACTGGATTAGGTTCTTTAGGAACTGCCAACCAACTATTAAGGGTAAATGCAGGGGCAACTGCTTTAGAATATTTTACCCCGTCATTCGGAACAGGAACGGTAACATCGTTTGCTTTTACAGACAGCACCGGCATAACATCTACTGTATTAAATTCTACCACTACACCGACACTATCATTATCATTGACAAGCGCGGCAGTAGGATTAGGGAACGTAGAAAACACCGCTTTGTCAACATGGGCAGGTTCGGCTAATATTACTACGCTTGGAACAATCGGAATAGGAACATGGAATGCAGGGCAAATAACTTCGACAACAGCTTTTACTGCACCCGCTTTAGGAGGTGTTGGAATAACTTGTTTATCGACATTTTCTAACACGTTAAACCTAAATCAGAGTTATTTTGCAGGGGATTTTTTAGGAATAAAGACAGATAACTTTAATGAGGCTGCAGGCGTAGGATGTGGGTTGTCGGGTACTTTTGAGGCAAGCGGCAGCGGAACATTATCCTTTATGATTGGAGTTGAGGGAGGCGTTGTAAATTCTGGTTCAGGAGCGCAGCCATTCGCAACAGGTGTTGGTAGTATAATTGAGAATACAGGCTCTGGCTCAATTACGGTAGGTTATAACTTTAAGGTGTCCGATAACCAAGCAGTCACTAAGTACGGTTTTTTTAACGATGTAGCAGGAGTTACTAATAAATTCCTTAGCTTAGATTTAGGGACAGCATCTACTATTGACGGAACGCTTGTTTTATATAATTCTGCCAATGCCTTTACAACTACATTAAAAACTGGTGTAACAGGTGCTTCATATACTTTAACACTACCAACATCAGACGGAGCATCGGGAGAGTTTTTACAGACCAACGGTTCAGGGGTATTAACATGGGCGGCAGCAGGAGGCGGTATAACTATAAATTCAACCGCAATAAGCGGAGGCGGTGCAAATAGATTTTTATTTGAGAACTCAAGTAATCAGGTATCAGAAGTTGCAAAAGATTTTTATTTTCAAACTGCCTCTCCTTTTGCTCACGTAATTGCAAGCGGAAGAAGCGGAACTATAACGGGAGTAAATGCCTCAGTATTTGGTTATAATGCAGCCTTTTCTTTAACATCCGGAACTAATAATACAGCAGTTGGATATAATGCACTTTACGCTGTTACGACTACTAATTACAGCACTGCAATAGGGGCTTCCGCTTTAGAAAACTCAACAGGGGCAAGTAATACAGCCGTTGGGTACTATTCACAAGGAATAGCAAGTGGCGCAGGGGCTAATAACACCTCATTAGGCGATTACTCTTTACGCGGGAGAACATCGGGGAACAGAAACGTAGCTTTAGGTTCTGAAGCACTATACACCCTTTCGACAGGTTCTTATAACGTAGCAATCGGTTTTGAGGCTTGCTACACGGGAAACCTATCAGGAACTATCGGAATAGGCTATTGGGCAAATCCAACAACAAGTAACACAGGAGTATTAGGAAGTGGAGAGGCGGAAAGCAGGATTGATAATTGGTTTCTAAATGGTGTTGTTTACGCTGCTCCTTATTCAACAGTTATTAACGGATGCGGTGGTAGCGGTACTAATATAGCAGGCGCAAGTGTAAGCATAGCTGGTGGCAAATCGACTGGAAGCGCGGCAGGCGGCTCTTTGATATTTCAAACATCAACAACATTAGGAAGCGGAACTACATTACAAACACTTGCAACACGTTTAACAATTAGCGGTGGCGCAGTAACAACAGGTGCAAGTACAGCAACGTGGGCAGATGCTTTAAATTTTGTTTTCGGTTCTACAACAGGAACAAAAATCGCAACAGCAACAACTCAAAAATTAGGTTTTTGGAATACAACTCCAATAGTACAACCTACAACTGCTGTGGCTGCTGCTACCGTTGTAAGTGGAACAGGCGGAAACGTTAAACACGATGATACATTTGACGGATATACAGTAGAACAAGTAGTTAAGGCATTAAGAAACATAGGAATATTAGCATAACAACATATTAAAAATTTAATTAACTTTGCATCATGGCACGACAATTCACAATACCAGAAACAACAATAGTAATACAGCCCGAAATAACAGGCGAAGGAACGGAAGTAAACGTAATCAGCGTAACCGATGACGGTGGCTGCGTAATGGCTTCATGGAACTTTGCAGGAAAGTCATACAATCAAACGCTTTGGGATGAAAATACAACACCTACATACGCTGCAATCGGTGTATGGACTGATGAATTAGTAAACGAAAGAGTAACAACTATAATAAATCAATAATGAAAAACGAAACCGTAACTATCACATTGGAATTAGCAAACGCAATTACACAGTATTTAGGTTCACGCCCTTATCAGGAAGTGGCTACGTTAATTGCTGAAATGCAAAAGCAGTACAAAGAACAGTTATCAGTAGTTCCTAAAGATGAAACTGATTAACTACTTTCTCGCAATGGTCGAAGGTTCAGATGGCAAATTATCCATAAGACGGGTGATGGCTTTTCTTGTCCTTTTCGGATTGATTAGACAGGTAGAGAGTTGTCCCGAAAATGGGGACGTCTGCTTTGTGCTTGCCTCATTGATTGCGGCTTTACTTGCGCTGACTACTTTTCAGAATATGCAGAAACCTAAAGACGAAGGACAATGAGTAACCATGACGAAATAATATCGGGCGCATTAGCATCAGTATCACTTTTTATAGTTTCAATATTTCCTACTGTTGCAGAATTTGCAAAGGGATTAGATGTTTACTTAGTGGTATTAATGCACCTATTACAAACGATAGCAGCCTTTGCAGCAATAGTAGTAGCATATTTTACGATAAATAAAATGATTTCAGAAAAACGAAATAAGACTTTTAAATAATGGCGAAGGCGGTAGCGAGTAAAAAGATAGCAGCGTTTGGCAAAAAGAAAACGGGCAAAGCGGTAAAACATCCAAACAAACATTCATCAGTTAAAAAATATAATTCTCAAGGACGTTAAATGATTGCTAACCCTCGCTATTATATATCTCCTTTATACGCAGCTTTTGAAGAAAGTATGCGAGTGGCGAAACAAGCGAAAACAGAAGAACAGACCAAATACGAAACCAACAAGGTAGTGAGAAAAAGGATTGATAAGCTACTACACGAAAACCACTTAATTCAGCAAGAGATTGATATGAATACCACAGCCGCTGAAAAGGAAGCAATCAATAAACTAAGCGAGGTGGTTTTTCAAAAGATAAAAGAAATTGAGCCTAATTTTTTTGATAAGATAAAAGAATGACAATCACAGCCACGCATCTTATTATATTTCTCTTATTATTCATTTCGGTAGGTGTCGGTTACGCAGTTTATTTATTAAGAAAAATATTAGAATTTGTGGAATGCACTTTTGATATGTCGGTAAACATTGAAGAAGCCACCAAGCCACAAGATACTGAAGAAGAGTTTATAGGAGCAAACTAAAACCAAAGCCTTAACAGGGCTTTTTTAATTTATGGCTAATCCTTTCAGAGTAATGTTTTGGGATGTAGAAACAAGTCCGAATATCTGTTCATCGTGGCGGGTTGGCAGTAAGATATTCCTATCAGCGGAAAACATAATTAAAGAGCGTGCAATTATTTGTATATGTTGGAAATGGGAGGATGAAGAAGAAGTACACCACCTGACTTGGGATAAAAATCAATGCGACAAAACCATGTTGAAAAAGTTTGTTAAAGAACTAAACAAAGCACATTTGATTATAGGGCAAAATTCAGATAAGTTTGATGAACGATGGATTAAGACACGCTGCATATTTCACGATATACCAGCACTGCCCAAATATACCTCAATAGACACGCTAAAGATAGCACGTAAGACGTTTAACTTCAACTCTAATAGATTAGACTACATGGGTAAGTTTCTCGGTGTAGGGCAAAAGATTAAAACAGAGTTCGACTTATGGAATAAGATTATCTTTAACAAGGATGCAAAGGCAATGAACTATATGGTAGATTATTGCAAGCAGGACGTAATACTTTTGGAACAAGTTTATAAGAAACTACAAAGATATGCAGAGCCTAAAATTCATAAGGCTGTTGCTCTGGGTGGCGAAAAGTGGGACTGCCCTCACTGCGCTTCAGAACGCACAATGATAAGCACTACTAAATTCAGTAAGGTAGGAACTGTTTGGACGCAGATGAAGTGTAATGCTTGCAAGCGTTTCTTTTCAGTTTCGGAGGCGGTACGCAGGGGTTATTTAGAATTTAAACTAAAGCAGGAAAGGAGAAAACACAACTTATGAAATCAAGATACAAAAATGTTTACGCACCAAACCCAAGACACTACCGAAAAAAAGACCAGTGGCGGGGACGTATTCGTATTGATGGCATAGTGTATGATGGGTATTACCACACCGAAAAAGAAGCTGCAACAGCTATTGATAAAATCTTAATTAAACACGGTAAAGAGCCTGTAAACACACTAAAAAGAAAAGAGTGGTAAACATAAATCTGTCACAATTATTCATTATAATTGTGACAAAAAAAACATAAAAAATGAGAATAACAACCACAGGCGCAAACGGAATTGATTTAATAATTTCATTTGAGGGCTTTGAAGCCAAACCATACCCAGACCCGGCAACAGGAAACAAACCTTATACAATAGGCTACGGAACTACTGTTTACCCATCAGGCAAAAGAGTAGAATTAACCGACCCGCCAATAGATAAAAGCACAGCACTAACTTACCTTAGCCACGACCTTAGACAGTTTGAATACGGTGTTGATGCTTTAACGGTAGATACCATTAATCAAAATCAGTTTGGGGCTTTGGTTTCCTTTGCGTATAACTGCGGGCTGCAAAATCTAAAATCTTCGACACTACTAAAAAAGGTAAACGCTAATCCTAATGACCCTACTATTGCAGCGGAGTTTAAAAAGTGGAATAAAGCAGCATCGAAAGTAATGGCAGGATTAACACGCAGGCGCGAAGCTGAAGCAAAACTATATTTTAAATGAGCATCGAGGCACAACGCAGGGCAGAGCAAGACCGCAACATCCGTTTAGGGTGGGTTACGTTTCTATTCTTTTGCGTTGTGATTATAGTTATGAATATGTCGGGGTGCTGACTGACTTATCATACCTTATCGGGTATAATATAGGTTAATGAATGATAAATCATACCTTATAGGGTGCTAACAAAGCCTTTGCAAAATCGCTCAATACCTCCATTTGCAGTTACTCTAAGCGACTTCGCAAAGCCGACTGTTATGCGAGATGCTACGAACCGCACTCCGAAAAGACCTCACAGCTATCACCACCGAGTAAGTCAATTTGATATGAATATTCATCAGCATCATTTTTAATAATTCCTTTCCAATTTTCTGCTTGACACATTATGTCGGTTGCACTTCTGTTGTTTCTAAAAAATACTCTATCCTTAGCAGTAAAATCTTTATCAAACTCATTGCCTATTCTTGGGTATTTGCGTTCCATTTTATCCATAAAGTCAAAAGCTTTCGGATTTTCTTTATATATCTGAAATAGCTTTTTATCTGCTTTTTTCCAACAAGTAGTGCAATTTCCTTGATAACCTTTCAACTCCAATCTAAAGTGCATTTGCTTCCAAAAGAAGTTTATCATTGGCTTTGTTGCAGGTATCATATCTTGTTTAATCAAAGGATAAATAAAACGCATTTCTTTTGCCTTTGCGTTCATTCTGTCTGCTTCATCAATTCTAATACCTATTGCAGTATCGTATTTTTCGCCATCAAACCAATCCCTTGCAAATGCTTTTATTGGTGCTTGTTTTAATTCTCTTGTGCAATGTGGAAACGCTTGGTTAGGTATTCCATACTTTTGTATAATCGCTTCAAATGGCTCTCCTTTTCTTCTTGCATTATCAAAGTCAGTTAGCCAATAGCCAGTTCCTTTTCTTTCGCCAAAATTTACAGATGCTTCAACCCATTGCACATTTAGTTTCCAATAGTTATCGCATTGTTCTATAAATTCTAAAGTCTGCTCATTTTCAAGTCCTGTATTGGCAAATACATAAACTACTCTGTCATAGCTATCCTCTAAATGTTTTTTAATCCATTGTGCCATAAAGCCCGATGTTTCGCCTCCTGAAAATGATACTAATAAATTTTTATTCATTCTATTTAATTTTAGTTGTTAATAAAAGCACCTCGCATAACAGCACATAAGCAAAAGCCCAAATCCAACCGCACAATGCCAACGCTATTTGTGCCTTCGCTTATCTGCAAAACGTTAGCCTACTTAACCAAGTAAAGAACAATCAGCACAGCCGATATTCCCGACACCGCCCAGAGTAACGCTTCTTTAATTTTATTTGCCCGCTGTTGGCGTTTTAAGGTTTTTTCTAAGTCCTTATT